ATCCTCCAACGCCGCCAGCGCCTCCGCCTCCGGCACCGATTCCTGATCCTGCATCATTTCCTTGAGAGGGAGTTACGGAAGGTACGTTACCTGATCCGGCTGCACCTGTTCCTGGTTGACCCCAAGCTCCACCACCTCCAGAACCTCCGTCTGAACCATCAAGATTTCCTCTACTACCACCACCTCCGCCTCCGGCTGATGTGATTGTTGTAAGTCCTGCTGGAGCTGAGATTGAGCTATTTACTCCGTTAGAGCCTTTTGTTCCTTGTGCTGGGCTACCGCTTCCGCCACCACCAACTGTTGCTGTGATGACAGTTCCTGCTCCTGGTAATGGTTGACAAGAAGTTCTATAACCTCCTGCTCCACCGCCTCCGCCGTAGTAGCCAAATCCTCCACCGCCGCCACCAGCGACAATGAGCATTCTTAGATTAGTTGCTTCTCCACCTGATCCGAAGCCTAAAATTTGATAGCCAAATCCTGCCATTTATTCTCCTTCTTATAGATCGTTAGCAGAATCTGTAGTGAAGAATAATTTAACTCCTAATAGTCTTGCATCAGCATTTAAAGTATCATCTGACACATCTCTAGTTATTTGGAAGAAAACGTACTCATCATCACCAGGTGAGCCCGCAATAGTAACTGCTCCACTTTCTGCTGTAACGTCTAAATCATTTGATGTACCACTATGTGCTTTTGCTGTAGGTGCAACTGCTGTTCCAAAAGCAGTGTTCAAATCACCATTATCTGCTAAAGCAACTCCCGCTAAGTCCCAAGACACAGTTCCTGTATCTGTTGAAGTAGCTGTAAAGAATGCTTGGAAAGTTACTGTTCCTGCATTCCATGACTTAGGAAATGCAACAGCAAATTGAGCATTCTCATCTGAATCTTTGTCGAAATCTAAAACTTTAATTTCAGGGCCGTTTGATAACTCTACTTGTGCAGCTTCTGCTCCAGCAGTAGTGTTAGGGTACATAGCTACTGCAGGTACCCAAATAGTCTCTTTACCTGCTATCTTAACTGCAGATACGTTTCCGCCTGAATCTTCTGCTTGAATTACTCCAGTCCCTTTTGTTTTTAATGCGATACCTACATTTGAATCATCACCTGAAGCGTCGATTGATGGATTGTTTCCTGTAGCAGCATTTACAAAAGTAACTTCATTAACCGCTGAACTCGTAGCTGTAATTTTAGCTACTTCATTACTATTTGTATCTAAAATAGAAGTTCCAATTATAGGAGACGTTAATGTTTTGTTTGTTAAAGTTTGCGTCCCAGCTGTGGTAACAGTTCCAGCTGGTAAAGTAAGAATGTTAGGATTTGTTCCATCACTCGCAGTGGCAAAAACAACGGCATCACCTTTGTCTGTTGCAGAGAAAGTAAAAGAATCACCAGATCCTGACACGTATTTAAATTGAACTGTGTAAGCTCCAGATGTTGAATTTCTTAAATAATAAAAAGTTTGTACGTCTAATGGAATGGTTACGATTTGATTTCCTGTAATCGTACCTGTAAACTCAATCATTCTGTGAGATAAAGTTGCTCCAGTTGATCCATCAGATACAGATAAAGTTGTGGTTTGTGCTCCACCTGCTATTGATTGTTGTGTGAATCCACCAACAATTTGTTCAAAAATTTGTAAGTTTGTATTAGTTTTAGTTCCCCACGTTCCGGCGTTTTCACCAGTTGCCTGAAGTTCTATACCGAGTGGTGTATATGTTGATGCCATATTTTATCTCCTATTATGCAGCGTCAGTATAACTTGTATTTGATCCTGTTGCAACATCTGTATACGAAGAATTTGACCCTGTGTCAACATCAGAATATGCTTGTATTCCGAAGCCAGTAGCGGTGCCAAATCCTGCTACAGAAACTGTTCCAGAAACGCCTGTTAATCCCATTACATCTGCTGGTGTTAATGAACCAACGGAAGATGTTACTGCTTGACCGCCTAATCCTACGACCATTGGAATAGGATCTATGCTACCTACAGATACTGTTGCTGAAACTCCACTTGGAAGAATTAGCTCTACTGCACCTATTACTAATGATTCTGAACCTTCACTTGCAGTTATTGCTTGACCGGTTAATCCGACTACGTCCGCAGGAGATAAAGATCCAACGGAAGATGTTACTGCTTGACCGCCTACTCCTACTACAAATTCTCCTGGTGTTATTGAACCAACACTAGAAGTAATTCCAAATCCTTGAACTTGCTCTGGTATATCTAATTGACTTGGTACAGCAGAAGTTATTTGTTGACCTGTTAGTCCTACTACATCTGCAGGACTTAAAATAAATTCTCCCCAACCTTGACCTTCTCCCCATGAAGCATCATTCCAAGCGTTTGCAGAAACACTAGATTGCATTGCATCAGGAGCAGTTATTTCTAAAGTTAATCCTGATTGGCCCCAGTTTTCATCTCCCCAACCATCTTGTCCCCAACCAGCTGCTATTTGTGCAGATACAGAAACTGATCCAATAGAAAAAGTTGCGGATACTCCAGTTGGTTTTACAACAGGATTATCACTTTCACCCCATGGCTCTTCACCCCATTCTGCTCTACCCCAACCTTGTGCAGCTGCAGCTATTACTGTTCCAATAGAAGAGGTAATACTTAAACCTGTTAATTCGACAGTGTTATCGTTTACTTCACCCCATTCTCCTGTGCTCCATGATTGACCGCCCCAACCTTGTTGTGGCACACCCATATTTGTTCCATCACCAACTGATGATGTTGCAGAAACTCCTGTGGGTGAAACTGTAACAGTGTCTTGAGCACCCCAAGAATTTTGACTCCACGTTAACATACTCCAAGTGTTTGAAGTTGGAGTATTTGCCGTGCCACCCATTCCTGAGTGTTGTGTGCAGTAGTAATATAAAGTTGGCGCTGAAGACGCTACGGTAATTTGTGTGTAAGCATCATCAAAACCTGGTGTTCCATTTGTTGTTACGCCAGTGGTATATTCAGAACCACCACTGTGAGTGCCGTTTGAAGTTGTAGAAAATCTTAGTGGATGACCTGAATTAGAATAATCAGATTGATCAAATCTGTAAGTGTAGCCTTCTGCTAAATAAACGGTATCTTGTTGAACACCATTAATAAAATATTTATTACCAGAGCCGGTGCTAACGACCGTTACTGTAAAGGTTCGAGTAACGGACATCCGTTCCTCCCCCTTACGCTAATCTTATGATAGCGTTTGTAGCGTCTGCTGTTGGAAATTGAATTGTAAAAGTTCCGCTAGATACAGTTTTATCACCACCAAAAGCGATAACTGCGCATGCTTTATTTGATTGTGATGAGTTATAAATTAACGCGCCATTTGCTGTAAACGATGCGTTTGTAAAACTAACGTCTGCAAAATCACAAACAGCTGTCGTGCTATCTGTTGTTGGAGTTACGCTTGTTAATGTTGCTCCACCTGAAGTGTAAGCAGTTCCAGATGTGTTAGTAATTTCGTTAGATGATGAGAAAGCTGTTGTTCCAGCTCCTAGTGTAGCCGAGCTCGTGTATAAAGCTATTTTAAAAGTGTTTCCAGTTGTGGCTGTAAAGTTGTGTGTTCCAACTAAAAGCTCTTGTTTAAAACTTGTGCATATTGCCGATGTTATTGCCATAATAAAACTCCTTAAGGTGTTGTTGATGGTATTGTTATTCTAACAGCCCCATCAGTATAGTCATCTCGTCTTCTTCTACCGATCTGCTCTACACCAAATTTATCTACTTCCTGTTTATACTTATTTTCGTAAAGTGTCAACATATCTGCTGGACCTTTTAAAAAGGCATATGTCTCTGCTAAACAGCAGTATAATAGGCCATTAGGGAAGTTTAGACTGATATAATTGCTTTGATTATCAGACGCTAAAGTAGCTGGCATTTTATTATAATGCACTCTAAATTTGTATGTTGTGTCTGGCACGGGTGCGAACATCATTCTACCAGAGTTAGTATCTCCATCTCCAGTGGCAGCACCAAACATAGCGTAATATTTAGGTTGGCCTCTTTTTGCTGACTCTGTAGATGAGATGTATTCTTGTAAATATGTAACATCTTTTTTCTGTAAAAATACGTTTGCTCCTGTTGTAGCAGATGTAGAGTCATAAACTTGTATTGCTCTAATAAACAAAGCTCCCCCTGGAGCATTAATTGTTTCTTGTCCCGTAACTAGATTACCTGTCTGTTGTTTTCTATCTGCATCGATAGGAACATCACGCATAATTCTATATTGCGCATTTAAAATAATATTCTCTAATTGATCAGCAGTTAGAACATTAGAATCTACCTCTGTGTAATTTCTAATTTGTGTAATTAATCCTGAATAACTAATTCCTGCCATTATGGTGTTAATGTGACCGGCCCTGCCGTTACAAACATTCCTCCTG